TTCAGCATCTTTGTCTACGTACTTGTCTACCTCTTGTTGTACTCCTTGAGCAGTAAAACCAAGTATTCCCATTTGATCATCTTCTGCTAGACCACCTTCGTCAAAGGATGGTAAGTCATCATCATCATTAGGATCATATAGTAATGACATAGAAGCGTACTCAGGAATAAACTTTTTAAACACGGGATTTTCTTCAGCCATCTTTTGAGTAAATTCAAAGTCAATGTCGTTATACGTAATCCTTCTGATTGCTACAACGTTATTCATTGTATACTCTGGTAGGTTTTCCCTTATGTTGACCTCGTTAAATGCTCCTTGATTACCACCTACCACGTTGATGTATTTTTCACCAGTAAGAGGATCTATGCCTCCTTGAGGTGTTATTCTGTCACCTGCATAAAAAGCTACGTGATCTCCTATTCCGTCATTACCACGCATATCAAAAACAACTATGTCACCTTCTCTGGCGTCTTCAAGGCCTTTTACTTCTGACCCGTAATTTCTGTATTTATCTGCTCTAAGTCTATCATACCTTTCAGTTGACCCAGGTTTTGATTTAGGGTTTAAAGGATCTGCCCCAAGCTCACTAAGAACGTGGGTAACAAAAGCTGCACACCAGTAATCTCTTGCAGGATCAAGACCTGATGCTCCACCTGCAGCGTTATCAAAAAAACCTTGTACAGCTTTTTTACCATTTTCAGTAAGCGAACTTAAACCTGAAAGAATCTGTGATTTTTTTGATCTAGGATCAAGCTTACCCTCTAATAAATAGTTAAGCTCCGCAATTTTATCTATGGGGCTTACTGATCCAGGTCTTCTCTTCGGTCTTATAGTTGGCTTAGGCGGTCTAAGCTTTGGTCTTTTATTAAATAGTTTTTCTGTTTGTGATGTAGTACTAGTATCAGGTTGGTTAAAACCTTCTTCTTGCAAACGCATTGATTCTTCTGCTGATGTTTTTGTAGGTAATTCAGGATACGAACCATCTGGACTAGACTGCACATTTTTAAAATAGTCGTTAATAAGACCTTCAGGAAGACCTATACCTATAGTAGGATCTTTTTCTTCAAGACCAAAACGCCCAATAGTTGTTTCAGGTTCAGTCTGATTACCCTGTATGTTCAGCACCATTCACTTCATCCCTTAAGAGTTTTAATCTACGTAGTGCTCTTGCTTCACCTTGTAGTCTAAATAAGTCATCTGGTTTTAACGTTTGTTCTATTTGAATGTGAACGTAGTTAAGTCTTCGATCCAGTTCTTCGTTAAACGAGTTCCATAGTTTGTTGTCGTTCACTAAAGGTTTTAAGTTCATCCTTGTCCTTGTCCTGTGTTAGCAGTAAATCCAGGCTCACCTGGGGTAGGAACAGATCCTGTACCTATCTGCCCACCACCAGATCCTTGAGTATCTTGTGCTTGTGCTCCTGCAGGTGCTCCTTGTTGTGGTGGTGCTGCCTGTGGAGGTGGTGGATTTTCTGCTTGAAATTTCTTTAAGATCTCAGCTTGTATAGCTGCGTCTGTCATTGAGTTAGCAACTTTGTCAGGATCAAGATCCATAGAGTTTGCAATCTCTCTGATAATATAATCCATTTTTGCGAAAGGTGCAAGAGCAGGATTCTGAACAACACCAAGAAACTGCATGAGTCTTTGACTACGAACTTCGTTAGCCATCAAAGAGTTTGTACCCTCAGCTTTAATTTCTAGATCACCTTTAATACTAGGATCAAAATCAAACTGCATGTTAAAACTAAAGAAAGCTTTCGCTAGTGGTGATAATAAGTAATCATCTATATTTTTAACAACAGTACGTATGCTACCGTTGGCAGCAGACATAAGCATAGAAATACCAGAAGCAGTACGACCCACTCCTTGTATGCCTGTTTGACCATGAGCGAAAGAAGGGAAACCTGTTGACTCATCTGCTAGTACCCTTGCTTTATCAAACATCTGCATGTTCTCGTTGCTTACGTTGGGGAACTTAGTACCAAAGATAGCCTGTCCAGGTGCTCCCCCCATTCTTCTCAGGACTTTGCCAGGGTACATTGTTAGATCCTGACCAGGGGCTAGATTAGTTTCGTCTACTTCAATAAGCAAGTTACCTGATAATGCTGCATTGTCTACACTCATACGCATGAAGCCATTCATGAGTGTTTGTGTGTCATCCATGTTCTCAGCAAGACCTACACCAAAGAAGCTGTAAGGATTAATTTCGTATGGTACAGCATAGTACGGAAGGATAGCAGGGTTAAACGGATTCATTACAAGTCGTAATACTTGTCCGTTACAAATCCAGATATTAACTGATACTTGATCCTGATCTTTCAACTCTTTTGGAATATCTACATCGTGATCTTTTAAAATATCAGTATCAACATAACCCCAGAACTCAAGGACGTTATAACGTTCTGCTTTAGTCTCTTGGTCAGCATCCTCCATAACCTGTTCCCACCACTCTTTTGAGTAGGACTCACCAATTTCAATTGCTGTGTCAATCGAGTTAGATCTAAAGAAAGGTCTGTTCTTTAAAGACCTCATCTGTGACCTAGACATTTTATGTCGTTCAATAACGTACTCAGCCTCATCCATGTTGTTCGCATCTGGATCAGGATAAAAATTCCAGATACTTACACTGGAAGTCTGAGGAATAGTTTTGTACATTGGGGAGTAGTTGCCTTGATCATCCCAGTTAGGATATTCTTTATCAAGAGCAAATGGGCCTTTCATTATGCCTGTACCAAACAGAGCAGTTTCAAAGGCTGTGTTACGCAATTGTTTGCTTGCGTTAGATTCGTCTAGTTGATCATGGATTTTCTTTTCCATTTTCTTTGCTGCTACCATAGCAGGATGATAACTAGGTTGTGATGGTGTTTGTCCTTCACCTTCTCTAAGATCGTCAAGAACAGGTTCTAGTTTATTACGTAAACCTCCTAGTCTTTCTCTTAGATCAATTATGGTTTCTCCAGGCTGTAACTTGGTGTCATCAGGAGTAAGACCTTGTGAAGTAGCTTCTTTTATTTGAGGGTTTGTTTCAAAGTGTACAGCCTCTGCTACACCGTCAGGAAGTTTAGTAGGGTTTATTGAAATAGGAAACTTGTGGCTTCCAAATAAAACATCAACAATTTGACCGTAAGCTGCAAGAACTTTAGTCTTGGTTACTTTTACAAATACTCTGGACTTTTCTGTGGAAGTAAACTGTACGTCAGGACCGTAGATACCTCTGTAGTTCTGATAAGATTTAATCCATCTTTGTTCGTCAGAGTATCTGGCTTTGTCAGCTTTACTGTATTTGTCTTCTACGAAACCTACGATAGTACCTGTAGCAGGATCACTACGGCTCTCGTTGTCTTCAGTATCTTCTATATATGAAGACGTATCTTCATCCATTGATAATTCATCTGAGTCAAAAATATCATCTTCTTCCATAGGAAATCCTTAATAACCAAAAGTGGGATCTGAAGCTTGAAATCCAGATCTTTGAGAAGCAGGATCAAAATCAAATATGCTGCTTCTTGGACGTGTCATCACACCGTATCTAAGTGCGTCATACAAGTGGTCTTCTGAGTGAGTGTCAACATCTTCAGGGTTTCTTTTATCCAAAGGTATAGACGGTAGTTGAGAGATAAGATTTGTGCAGTTATTAAATATAACAAGCCTTGGCTCTTCCGTAAATTCATCCACTTGTAATCGTCTGTGTATCTCGTTTTTACCTGCTACCCTAGAACCTTTTGATCTGTCAGATGGCCTCCAACGACAACCTTTCATAATCATTTGTTCTGCTAGGCTAGGTCCAGTGTCTCCACGATTATGCCAGAGAGAGGAGTCTAGAACTCCGTATCTTACTTTTTCTCCGTCTTCAATGTCCAGGATCATGTCAGCCAAATCAGTAGCAATTATTTTAGAAACATATAGCTCTCTGTAGACTATTAGCTGTTCAGACCCTGGAGCAACTGCGAACCAGACTACACCAGTATAAGATCCGTATCCGTAGTCACAAGCTCTAAATCGAGTCCAGTTACTAGGTATGTCAAAAGGATCTACTGCGTGAATACGCCTGTTAAACTCTGGGAAGGCTGCACCTTCATTTATATCCCAATCCCCTTCAAGTAGTTGTCTTCTTTGATGTTCTGGTAAAGACAAAAGGTTTGCTTCGTACATACCATCTTCAGAAAGGTAGGGATTATCAAATAACGTAGCAGGAATAAACTTTCTTTTAAATAGAGGTTCACCCTGTCTTGTGTGACCTTTAGGCCACTTTATTACTTCTCCGTTTTCGTCTGTTGCCCAAAAAGATTCGTCTGGTGTATTGGGATCAATAAAAACTTTTTTTACCCATTGGTGTCCTGGACCTCCAGGGTTGCTTGTGGCTCTCATGTAAAGAGGAAGTCCACTGGCTCTTGTAGCACGTAGTCTTGAACGCATGTATGTCCAAGCGTAATCTGTAGGCCACTGTGTAAGTTCGTCAAAGCCAATCCAGTTAAAGGCTTGTCCTTGGTATCTCATAACATCATCATCACGATCAAGGTATGACATCCACAGTGTTGCACCGTTAGGTGCTACCCAAGTCTTATCTCTTTCCATGAACTTTATTCCTGGCACAGCCTTTGGATAAAGTTGTTTGCTTACAGAAATAAGTTCTCGTAGCTCTTCTGTACTCCTACGAACAAGTAGCATTCGTGCATGTGGATTCGTAAAATATCTAACTGGATCAGCAACCAACGAGAACGACTTCCCACCTCCTGCTGCTCCTCCATATAGTACCTCTTGTTCTGTAGCTGCTAGAAACCTAGTCTGTGGTCCAGGGTTAGGTTCAAATATTACTTCTTGTTTGACCACAGAAGGGGCAACACTCCCCTCTTTCGAGTTTGATGTAGCCCTCATCTGCGTCAAGACTTCTGGTGTGTTTTCCACCAAGTCTTTCTTCTTCGATCTTCTGGCTTTTCCTTGCCGCTTCTTTGTATTTTTTGGCATACTGCCTGTAGTTAGAAGATGCTCGCCTTCTTTTTTCTTCCATTCTGACACGTTTATATAACCCTACATGTGAGATGTTTCTACCAGATTGATCAGACAACCACTTAGCTACTTGTCTTACACTGTAATCTTTAAGAAACTTCTTTGCTTTTTCTAAAAGTTCTAGTTCTTCAGGGATAGGAATAAGAAGCATATCATCTTCTTTGTCCTGCTCATAACCAAAGGGTACGTGTCTTCCTACCCTTATGACAGGATACCACTCTCCTAGTTCTCCTTGTAGTGGTATCTGCCAATCAACTTTGGTTGGGTGGTCTGCTTCTGATGCTCTCTTACTCATTATCTTTCGCAGGTAAAATAAACAAAGGCTCTGCAGACTTTACTTCTACCTTATCTGTTTTAGTGAAACCTGCACGATCTAAAATATCTTTTGCTGCTAACATCTTTTCTTTTACACCTAGATCTGTAGGATCTGCCATAACAGAAAACATAGTATACGCTGCTTTTGTTGATGATTGTGCTATGAATTTTTTTGTTAGGTCTGCTATCTCATCTGTTAAGCTATTAACTATTTGTGTAGAAGCAACACCGTCAGAGTACCCTGCTAGTTTTTTTGCTTGCACAGGATCTCCTTGTGCTTCCTCAAATAAAACATCGAGGAATTTCTGTTGTTTCTCTGTTAAGTTTTTTACCATCATGCCACCATATAAAGTATAAATCCTAGAGTACTTGCACCCACTAAAAGAATAACTCCTGATATACTCCAAGTAATTATTGCTTCAATCATTTCTGCTTTACGGTACTCTTGCTCTTTCTTTTGTTTACGTATCTTGCCCTCAGTGGCTACAAGCTCATCCCAAACCGATGGACCATACGTAAAACTGATCCAGTCTTTTAGCTCTTTTCGCATGGCCTCAGCTTTCTTTTTAGCAGTGAATATTTCTAAAGCTTCTGCTTCAACAGAACCTCCCATAGCTTTCCACCAAGGGGGGTTCTTATTCTTTTGTTCTAAGTAGGACAAGTCGCTCATGCTACTAGCCCACTGATTTAGTTGACCACCCATTTCTTGAAGATCTTTTCCGAATTGGAAACCTTTCTTCAAAGCATTGAAAGCTACGGTAGCTCCACCGATAATTGTAACTGGATCGATAACGAGCCTCCTCCCAAAGTACTCCTACTATCATCAATAAAATTAGTTGATTCTTTCAGATAGATTTACCATAGAGTATGGCTCTTTCTATATCGTGCCTACCAATACCTAAATCTTTTAATTCTCTGTCAGTCATTCTGCTAAGTTGTATACGTGCAATCTTACGTCTTACTGACTCTGTTCTTGCCTCTACTATTCTGTTAAAGATTCTTTTAAACATTTTCTATCCTCTGTATTTGTTAGCCCTAACTGGGTGAGGATAGTTATATACAAGTAGTTATACCAGAGTAGTGACAAATATGCAACCCTGTTATGACTTGCCTTTATCTTTTGTAGTCCAGGCTTCGTTAACATCAGGAGTAGAAGGATCATCCTTTATGTAATGACCCCTTTCATTTCGAGCACGTACTCTCTCTTGTTCTACTACATCTGCTACAGTTTCAGGTTTTCCTTGGTTCATAATAAACTCTAAGACAGCAGGATCTTTAGTGTGCCACTCTCCGTGAATACGTTCACCAAGAACTGCTCCGTATTGATCTACTATCTTATCACCTTCTAGTTTCATCTGCTAGTTCTCCTAGTCATACCACCACCGTAAAACATTCCTTTTGTACGATAGTCCATCATACCACCTTTAGCATACCCTTTTTTCTTTTTCTGTAGGCTACCTTTAGAGTTTCCGTACCTAGTACCTTCTGTCTTACCTGGACCCATCTTATAGGCTTCCATAGCTCTTGCTCTATTTTTGTACTTACTTCCGTTCTTTTTGTACCATTCATCAAACTTAGTAGCTTTTGCTAAACCTTCTTCAGCAACCTTTTTAACTTTGTCTACTTGCTTAGATCTAGACTCTCGCTCTCCAATGCTTTCTTTAGCTTGAGCACCTTTAGTCTTAATAGTAAAAGCAGGAGGTAGTTTTTCAACTGTGATAACATCCTTGGCTGAACCTGGACGTGCTTTAGGTTTCTTTGAAGATGATGGAGCACCACTAATGTTTTTACCTTTTGCGTTAGCCCAAGCTGTAAGAGCAGAACCTTTGTACTTACCTTTGTTCTTTTTCTTCCAAGCATCTAAATCTTCTTTTGTTACAGCAAGCATTTTCTTGCCTTGCTTATTCATGTAATATATTGATCCTGCTTTTTTAGCAGCAGAAATACTTTTATAGTCTTTGTAAGAAGCCATTGTATTACCCTTTTATTTGTAAGTATTCTTAGGTCTAGCAATACCAGTATTGATTTCGCCAGAAGATTTAACCATGCCGCCTACGTTGTACATAGCAACTTTACCACCTTTGGCGTAAGCTTTCTTTTTCTTTGGCATACCACCTTGGTTCATGTAACCCATGTTATTACGAACTGCTGTAGGTAATTTTTTAAGACCAGACTGAGATGCACTAGGAGCTTTTAGTCCTCCTGCTGCGTAACCTTTTTTCTTCATGTTAGCTCCACCTTTGGAGTAACCTTTCTTCTTCATGCTTTTCATTGTTCTTCCTCACTATTAATACTGTACAAATTGTTAAAGACTCGTTGCGTATCCCATACATAGTCTACGTCTTCTTTTGAGTTATATATGTTCTGGTTTGGTTTAAAGTCTGGAGCACCTTCGCCAGTTTCAAACCAAGCAGGGTGAGTTACTCTCACTCTATTATTGGGTAACGCAACCATGTTACCTGTGTATTCTCCTGCGTCTAACAACTCCAAGACATGAGATTGTTTATGTTGTGCAGGGTCATCTGCTACTTCGTTGTCTGTGTAGTCAACAGTGAAGTAATACTTTGCAGGGTAGAACTCACCATCTATCTTTGCTATCCAAGGAGCAGGTGAGGCTCTTTCTAATTTGTGTACTGAGTGAGTATGCGACATACAATCCCAGGGTTGTGCTAAGTACGGTGGTAACTCTGTAGGCCAATTCTCTAAAGGAGTATCTGCTACAAGTGCAGTTAAGGGCATCCTTGCCCACATTGCTCCACCATGTACGTTAAGTGAGTCATCAAAATCTGATTCACAACCTGTGAAGATAACTTGGAAACTCAGAGTTCTGTTTGGCATGGTGGTTACACCAATTACCATAGCGTGTAAGAACTCTCCGTGGTAATCTTCTAAGTTCTTTGTGTATTCTCTACGTACCCAAGCTTTGAAGTACGGTATACTGCTAGTAAGAAACGACATATTTTATTTTTTCTTTCTAGCTAGGCCTCCCTTACTAGCTCTGTAGGGTTTTACTTTCTTTGCTACACCTTTTGGTTGGGCAACAAACTGTTTTCCTTTTTTGTTTCCTGCAGCTTTGGCTTTGTTAGTAGCAGCCTTTTCTCCAGGGCTTAAAGCTTTCCATGCTTTATCAGGCAAGTACCTCTTCTTACCCTTAGATGGTGATCCATCAGAAGTTCTCCACTTCTGCTGACTCCATTTCTTAAGAGATTTCTGAGGAGCTTTCAAGTCTTGTAGCCTCCACCTTTAGCTTTGTATTGTTTAGCTAACATCTGAGCTTTACGAGCAGACCATTGACCGGGGTTTCCACCTTTGCCACCTGCTTTAATCGAGTTAAACAAAGTTTTTCTCATTCCAGGTTTTGTGTAGTTTCCTGCTTTGTTTACAGTACTACCACCTCTAGACATGCCAGTTACTTTCTTTAAAGCCTTTGCTTGTCCTGCGTGAGCCTTAACAGCTTTGTTTAACCCTTTGATTACTTTTTTTACTTTAGTCTTATTTTGTTTTGATAAAGCCATAGCCCTACGCCTTACAGTTACAATCTGCACCGCATTTAATGTTTAATAGTGCACAAGCAATTCTTTTTAAGTATCTTCCAAACCATTTAATTACTCTCATAATGAAACTCCCATATTTATTTTTTTACATTCTGGTACTGCTAGATACCCTTGTTCTTGAAAGTACCTAGCTACTATTAATGCTTCTTGAGCACATGCTTGCTCTGTAGGAAATGTTGCCTCTGTCTTTGTCATTACCTCACAGGATAATGCAGAAGGTCCAGTACAGAGAAGCATGAACGCTATCCACATTAGAAACTGACCGTAGCCCCTACTGTTACATCACCAAACTCTAGGTCTGTGTCTGTTGATACTTCAGTATATAAACTAATGTTTGTGCTAGGTACAGTGTAGTCTGCTGTAAAGTCTAAGCCTTGAAAGATATCTCCTTCGTCAAGAGTCAGCATATCAATGTCAGTAGACATAGTTAAGCCAATACCCATAGCAGACAAACCTGCTGATGGTGTCATTTCCCATTCCCAGTCTTCTGAACCAGTTGTGTAGTTTAAATCAGATGCTGCTCCAAACGAGACAGTCTGACCTGCTACTGAGAAATCTTTGGCATAAGTTGTTGTAGCTGCCATTGCAGTAGCTAAACCTACCCATGCCGCAAAAATAATTATTTCTTTTTTGTTCATCATCTTATGATCCTTTAACCCATTTCTTAGAAGGAGATTTTGTTTTAGAAGCACTCCATTTAACTTTGTCTGCCCAATACGCTGCTGACATTTTACCTTTTGAAATGTTCTTTGCGTGTCTTGATTTAAAAGCTTTACGTTGTCCTGCAGTCTGGTTTGTCTTTACACCTTTCTGCCCGAACTTTATGTACTTGTACTTGCCTCCTTCAGATGCCATCACATGATGTGATTTATCACTACTATCATTTAACCTTTGCGGTTTGTTGACACCTTTGAGGCCAACATCTTTCATTTTGTTTTTGACACGCTCAGGTACAGCCATTTACTTGTACCTGTCGTACTTCGGGTTATCTCTTCTTCCGAACAGTCTCAAAACAAAATCTGTTACACCTCTAATCATTTCTGTTGGTGTTGGCAAGAGCCAACCTAAAATTAGTAACAGAATAACCCAAGGAGGTATGTTGGTGTTGATGATGTCTAAGTTTTCCACAGTTCCTGTCTCTACTTCTTTTGATATTACATCTCTTCCTGCAGTAGTGTTTTGTTCAACACTCATTACAGCTTGTCTGTTCTCAGCACCTACCTGTGCGTTAGAATTTACTGTAGGTCCGTCTGATCCTCCTAGCGACAGAAGAGTACTCAAACCACAACCAGATAAGAATAAAGTTAGGATTAGCCATCGCATTACATCAACTCAAAGTGGGGAGCATCGATAAAGGGTCTACGCCCCTGGCTGCGTCTTAAGTCTACGTATGCCATCATAGCATCCTCTGCGCTGCCTGGGTAAGATCTTATATCTCCTTCACTCCAAGCTGCTCCCCATTTGACACTGCAACCTACTTCTTCTGCAGCCTTTTTAAATGCGTCACAAATATTGTCGTACAAGTTTAGTTCCCAAGAAACATCAGAACCAACATAAGCTACTACATCTACTGCGTGACTAAAACCAGTTTGTTGAATTAAGTGCTTAGACTTCATGGTCTGTGATCTTCCTGCAGCTACGTTAGCCTTTTGCTCATCTAAGGTTCTGACACCCTGCGTCACTCCAAAGTCTGTGTCTGTCAGTTGAATAGCTCGTTCAACTACTGCTGTCATATCTGGGTGGACACCCTCTAGTCTATCTAGAGATCTCTGGCTTAATCTAAAACTCATCTCATATCCTTCTTCATTGCTATCTTGTTGCCCATTGGCTTACCTGCCATATAAGCTGTAGCTCCCATGTAAGCTGCTACGATACCTGTTTGAGCAATGTAAAATAACCCAAGCAAGTCTGCTAGGGCTGCTACTCTTGTGTCTGACATTAGGGGTGTAAACAAAACGACTGTGAAACCAATCATCATTACCATAGCTATCCAAGCCATCTTCTTTTGTGACTCAGCTTTCTCTTCTCGTAGCTCAACCTCGAGCATACGTTCTTTCATAGCTACTTCTTGCTCTGTGATCTTACCATCACCATCTACGTCAAAGTCTATGACCATTTATTCCCCCACAACTTCTTTAGTTCCACAGACACGTTGGTACACCATGTCATCAACGTAGGCTTCAGCCCACTTGTTTTCAGTGAAAGTACAAAACGTCCACAGATCACTTACGTCTAGGCCTAATAGTTCTAGGTGTTGTTGTTGTTCTGATACTTTGTTTTGTAAATGTTCTATATCGTGAACTAAGTTACTGATATACCAGACCAAAGCAACCAACTGTATAGCCATTGCAAAGACTAGAGCTACTGGTATCTTTAACCCATCCATGTATTACTCCCAGTCTCTTTTTCTGTCGGGGTCTAGAACGTCTTGTTTCCTTAGATGACCTTCAAGGTACATAGCTCTTTCCATCCTGTCTAAAGAAACCCAGTGTCCTGTAGATTCGTAGTAAGCTCTTCTAACATAGAACACGTCAGAACGAGGTATGTGCACCCTTCTTAACCTGTTTTCATTTTTGTCAGCTAGAGCTTTGTAGAACTCTTTGAGTACTGAGTCAGACTCGAAGTACTTTACTCTTTTGTTCATGATAATTACTTGTGTTTCGTAGTTGTACTTAAAGTACTCCACAAGTCAACAGTCGTTTTCTAAAAAAATGGACAACAAAAAAAATTAAGTTGTAGAATAAAACCGTCCTCCCATTAATATAGGAGATTCAACAGGTTAACTTATTAAGTGAGGTACTAATAGTAATACTTAAGGTAATATTA